ACTTCTTGCCAGATGCTTTTACAAGAGCAGTAATTACACCACTCGCCTCAGTTGTAGAGGTAACATCTCCTGCTGCCATAAAATAAACTTCGGTTATACCACCTAAACTGTCTTTACAGTCTAAGGTATAATTTTGAGTTAAAGCACAAGCCATTGTTATTGAATTAAATTAGTTTGAAAAAATTGGGGGGCATATTTCAACCCCCCTATAAATTATGCAAGGATAAACTTCACTACTTCGTCAGGGAAGGCAATGTTTACACCCATCTTAAACTCAGATACAAAACGTACTTGGTCAGCTTCTTTTGCATAGAAAATTTCAAACTTCTCTTCTTCGTTCAATAAGTCTGTACCTAAGAACATATTGCTTAAACGCATAGCGTAAACCTTGTTAGTTCCGTTAAGACCTGCAACTGCAATAACTTTGATTGTAGTACCTGGTAATACAAATTCGCTATCAGCTTTAACATCAATTTGGTAATTGAAAGAACCGCTGTTTTTAAGAGCAACAGTATAAGTACGGAATAAATCTTGACCACAGAAGATAGTCATATCGTCAGCAGCTACAACTTGTGCAGGAATTGCTTGGTAAACACCATCAAAGATAGAGATTACGTTAGCAGCAGTAATAGTAGATAAAGGAGCACCTGAAATGTAAGTTGAAGCGTTTGCAGCAACAACACCAGAAGCAGCACCAATTAATTTTACAAGCCCGTCAAAGCGGTTTAGGTTAACATTGACAGAAGCGGTATCGCCAGTCCATAACGCAGTCTCTAATTGAGCAGCAATAGTCTTAGCTTTCTTTTCGCTATACTCTTGCTCAAAAGGAATACTGTCATACATAGAACCGGTAGGTAAAGCTTTTTGTAAATACTTAGCTTCTAAGTCCTTAGGGCAAAGAGCTTCGTTTACTTTAATTTTACCAGGAGTTACAGTACGTTGAGTAAAGGTAGTAGAACCAGAAGCATTAAAGCCACATGAAGCACCATCTTGGAAGATAGCGTCTGTGCTTAAAATATTTATCTTCTCAGAACTCTTAACTCCAACCATAATATTTCCAGCGCTCTTAATAAGAGCAGCAGTTTTTGCACCCAATACAGATGAAGTTACAAGTAGAGCTTCGTTTTCTTTTGTATAGTTTGCTAATGCAGATACATCAAATCCCATTTTATTTTATTTTTATTTGTTTAATAAAGCGTTTCTAAATTTTTCAATTCTTTCGTACTTCATTTCCTTTGTAGTTACGTTAGAACCGAAGTTGTTTTTTGGCTGCGCAATAGGTTCAGCGTTAGGTGTCTTAGTAAGTGCTTCTATAAGTTCAGCTACTTGACTAAAACCATTCTTAACTTTTGCCTCTAATTGTGCTACTTGTGATTTAAGATTTTCGTTTTCAGCTACTAAACTTGCGATTTCGTCAGCCATTTTCTCATCCATCTTTTTACCCATTTCAGCAGGTGTTTCGTCAGCTTCTTTTGCTTCTGCTTCTGGTGTTTCAATAGATAAGATTTTAGCGGCTTCGTCTAATACGATTTCAGTGCCGTCAGCTAATTGGTGTTCGCCCATAGGAGCAGGAGTTCCGTCTGCTAGGGTAACTTGACCACCGATAGCAAGTTCGCTAATCATAACCTTTGTTCCATCCATAAGGCTATATTCTGCGAATGTAACAGGTACCTCTTCGATAGGTGCTTCAACAGGAGCAGGTGCTTCTACTTGTGGCATATCTTCGAATAAAGCCCTAATTAGCATAATTCCATCTTTTGCGTTCATCATTCTTTTTGTTTAAATATTAATAAAAGATTTAGTTTATCATTTAACCCGTTGCAATATTTCCTTTATTGCATTCATAAGTTCTTGTTCTTTGCTTGGCTTAGTCTTGTAGGTAAACAACCCCTCTACGCTAAACCCCTTAAATTTGCCCTCTTTTACATCGTTCCACACGTTCTCATTATCTACTTTGAAAGAGCCAAACCAAGAGCCGTCAGGAGCATCTTCAAAACCCTTCATTGGTTGTATGCCTCTGCTTTGATCTGTAATAAAGCTCTCAAACATAGTAACACCTTCAACCTGTGCGTCAGGAGAGTGCATCAAATTAACGTTTGATTGGTAGCCTCTTTTGAAAAACTTTTGAGCAATCTTAAAAATGGTATCTTTACTAAACACCACATAATAATCGCCATAAGTAGCGTCGCTGCGAAAAATAGGTACATCAGCCAACATAAGAGGTCCAGAGATAATGCGCTTATCTTCGCTAACCACTTCAAAGCGTTGTTGGTTCTTAAAAGCATTCCAATTCTTTTGTATAGCCGGTCTGTCAACTAATGCAACGTAATCTACTTCTGCATCGTCATTCATATCCTCGCTAATGTCTAATAAATAAACAGGTAAGTCCATAATCTTAAATATTAAGTGTTTTAATTTGTTATCATTTAACCGAACCTTGCCCTCTGCTGAATAGCAGCAATCCTTTGTTGGTTACTCGTTACATCGTTCTCAACAACGTAGGCTCTAACGGCTTGGTTGCCTATTGCGTTAATTGTCTGGCTGCTTAGATTTGTAGTCGCTGCTTGTGGTTGAGCCGGAGCAATAGGTGCTTGTTGCTGAATACTAGGTGCAGTTACGCTAACACCTGAGCCACCCCCTTTTACTTGCGATAATATATTTTTTGCTTTACCTGCTGCTGCTAATACGGCTGCTATTTGTGTTGCATAGAATATAGGGAATGCATATGCTGCTGCTGGTCCTTTTGCCTTTGCTGACTTTTGAGCAATATCTAAACCCTGTGCAAAACCTACTCCTGTATTAATAGCAATTTGAGCAAGTCCTGCTATCTTACTTGCTGCCGTTCCTTGTTCAAATAACCCATTAAGTTCTCCAATGGCCATAGCTACCGAAGCTGCAAAAGATAATCTTGATTGTAATTCAGCATCTCTTGCTGCATCATTATCAGCTTTTAACTTAGCATTAAATTCTTGATTATTTTGTATTAATTGTAAAGTATAGTTTTTTGTTTTACCTAAAAAAGCAATTTGAGCATCTAACTTTTTATTGTTCTCTTCTTCTAGTTTTAACCTTTCTTGCTCGTCTAATGCTGCAATTTCTTTTTGAGTTAAGACTTTTGCATTTACTGCATCTTTCTTTCTTTTGTCATACTCAGCTAATAAATCATCTGTTAGTTTTCTTTCGTCTGCAAGTTGCTTTTCAATTCTTGCTGATTCTATTGCTGCTATTTCGTCTGCTGCTGCTTTGTCAATAGCATTAATTGATAATTGATAACCTGCTCTTTTATTCTTTAAATCATTTAATGATTTATCAATAGCAGCTATCGATTCTTTACCTTTTTTCTCTGCTTCTACCGGGTCAAATACTAACCCTGCTATGCCACCAGAAAACTTCTCTTCTAATTTGAAATCTTTACCTAATGCCTTACCTACTTGGTCAACAGTAGTTAAGATAAGTGATAAAGGAGCAAATAAAAATCTAACAATGCCTTGTAAGATTTCCTTGTTTCTTTTCTCAGCTTCTAACTGAGCTTTTACAACTACTTTTTGTTGTGCTAACTGCTGCTCAGTTGCTTTAATTACCTCATCAGTTTGTTTAATTTTAATTCCTAAAATCTCCTTTTCTGATTTGCCTTGCAGCTTTAAAATATTATCTTGGCTATCAATAGCTGATAACTTCTCTTGTTGAGCCTTTACATTCTTATTTGTTTCCTCTGTTAGCTTCTTTTGTTCTACACTTACACCGCTTACTGCTGCTTTAATCTCATCCCAATAAGCAACTATTGCCCCTAATGCTAATACTAATAAACCAATGCCACTTGAACCGATTGCAGCTTTAATACCCTTGAAGGCATCAATAGCAACAGTTTTAACATTCTTAAACGCGTCTCCTAAATCTCCTAATTGTTCAAGTCCTTGTGATAGTGCAAGAGCTGACTGCACTTTTGCTAATGTCTTTTGTACATCTTCGCCTTCTGCACCAAGTAGACCTAATGCTCCTTGTACGGCAGCAAATCCACCGGCTACTGAGCTAAGTGTTTGAGAAAAAGCCTTGAACTTAGTATCTGGGTTAAAGGCATCAATTAAGTTTTTAGAGTCACCGATTGCGTCTTTTAGTTCAGATGCTCTCTTAGCTGCTGCTACTGCTTGTTCCGATGTAGCACCAAACTTTTCAGATAAAGCCTGTACCTCTGCCGTTGCTTGTCTTAACTGCGTTTTTAACGAGCCTAAGGCTTGTTCTGTGTTGCCGCCTACTGTTATATTTATACCTACGTTCTCTTGTGCCATTAGTATTGTGTTTCTATTACTTTAAGAAATGATAGTTTAGTAGTATTGTATTCCATAGGGTTGAAGTTCTCAACTTTATTAAGTCTAAATAATACCCCGTCTATAAATACATACTTACTAAAATCTAAGTTGAAAATGTCTATAATATCAAGTAAACCAAAGCAGGTTAATAGCTTACTATCCTTGCTTGTTATCTCTGCAATATAAGGACTATGATAAGCATTAAATACGTTTGTGCTTGGGTATCTATTAGGATTAAATTGTAGCTCTTTTGGTGCGCCAAAGTTTATATCGTTATTAGGGTTAATAGGGTCATCTAAATGTCCTGCATAACCATAGCTTGTATAAGAAGCTAAAACAGTTGCTCCATTCATTATGTTCCAACTACTAACTTCTGTTATTTTTTTAACCTGCATAATTCTTATGATGCTATCCATTCTGTCCTCTGCGTTATTCGTATTGGACTTTTTATAGATTGCAGGGAACACTTTGTCTTGTCCTGTTGCTTGGTATAATGTAGATGCCGCAAATATAACTTCTAAGGTGTCGGTTTCTTTTACAAAGTCAAACTCAGTATCATAAATAAAATCTCCATAGCCTTCTGTGTACTTCTTGCGGTAGTTTTCGCCATAGAAATCATTATCAGGCTTGAACTTGTAGTTATAGTAACGAGCATTAATCTCACTCATTGGCTTAATACTAAAAGGCTTTGCTCTA